TATTGAGCGCATCTGTGGTGTCGAACCACAACTTTATACATGGAGTGTATATGTGCTACCGTTACACTAGATACGCAGGACACGTGGGTACAAAGCCCCCACGTTGGCTCTATATACCTATTGAATTATCCTCCAACACTTGGATTAGGAGCTACTTCGAATTTATCTCCATCTCCAGATTCATCTTCAGGATCGCATTCAATTTTACTGATGCTTCCACCAGATTCCGTCACGATGATTTTACCCCACTGAATTTGTTTTTTATCGGCGGCTGCTTTCAAAGCATCAAAAGTGTATGCCCAGACACCTCCATCAGCAGAGGTAAATGTGTCTTCGACGGAAACTGTCGTTTTCTCCATACAGAAGCCTTGAACTTCTGGATCTTCCGGTTGAACAACAACGGCATAATTGTGTGCAACAACACCATCGCTATCACTTACAGGGCGTTTACGTCCTTTTGCGGCACGAATGTTCAATGCCAAAGCATAGGTATTCTTTCCATACTTTACATCCTCATTTTCGCCCCCTTCGATTTTTGCTTCTTGTTTATCTCCTTTTGTTGTCGTCAACTGTGTAGAATCTTCCACAGGGGTAGGTAATTCCTCCCATTTAGGAGCAGAAGCATCCAAATCTTTTATAAATACACGGGGTTTACCCCATCCTATTACTGCCATGATATACCTAATTTACACTAAAAATTTATTCGTTATTAATCTCGATATACAGTTTGTTATTAATGAAATGTTCCGTATGTCCGTCCTCAAAGGAAACACCCGTCGGATGCACCTTTTGGTTACATTCCGATGGCACGGTATGGAAGTCACCTCTGCGTATGGAGAAAAGGAACTTACACAATTCGCATAATTTGCCTACACGGACCGTATCTCGTTCCCATTGTTTCGTATCTTCATTCCATAGGTCTTTAACATATATATTGACATTCACATAAGCTCGTTGTATTTGCCCGCAACCTTCATTTGCAAGAACAGATATGACTATATCTTCTTTTTCAGATTTGTTAGGCCTTCCTCTATCACTCAATTTACCGGTGACATTACGTTCGAGTTCTGTACCTTTAACTTTGTGATAAACGAACTTAGCTATTTCAATATCGGATTTCATTATTTCGCAATCTGTCTTTTAAGTTTTTCAAGCATCAATGGAACTTGTTCTTTTACCCAAAGTTCGGTTGATGCAAGTACGTCTTTATTATCCATCGCTTCTACAAACTCAGCATAGTTCATTCCGGCGACTACGATAAGTACATAGTTATTGGAATATCTTTTAGCAAGTTTTTCCGCTAAGTCTTTACCTGTTTTTACACCTTCTGAACCTTGCTTCACTTGGTTGAAAGCTGAGTATTGAATGATGTTCTTATTATGAGCAATCACATATCCAACCGAACTACGCAAGTTGCCTGATTGGTCGTACCAACTTTTATCACCTGCTCTATCACGAATTTTTGTAACGCATTGTTCGCCAAGTTTGGATAAAGCACGAATAGTAAGACGCTCGACACGCTCTGCTTCTCTCATGAGCATGTCATTCACTTCACTTAGCTTGGTGGTCATTCTTATACCCATATTCTAAACCCAAATTTTACACTGAAGCTGGTAGCGATGGAAACCTTTCACACTAAATTCCCGTTCAATTCCTTCAAGCAGATGTATCTTAATCCTGTCACCTATCATGAATGTTCGACAATTTGCACGTAGATAAACTGTATATGAATAGCTTCTTACA